ACCGTAACTTTTACTACTACAGGAACTTTGCCATCTCCGTTGACAGCAGGAACAAATTATCAAATTAGGCCAGATGGGGATTACTTTAAGGTTCTGTCAAACAACACGGTTGTACTTTTGACTACCACAGGATCAGGTCAATTGTTTACCTCAATCGTGCGAGCCATTTCCCCAACAATTGCTTCAACACTTACGGCAAACTCTTCTCTTTACGAAACCGGAACTGAAGTGGTCCCAAGACCTAAAGTTGGGGATTCTTTACCAAACGGTTTGTCAGAGGGAACTTCTTATTTTGTACGTAGGGTGGATAATAATTCTTTTGAGTTGTACAATTCCTACGCAAATGCCGTAAACCTAACTAGCTCAGAAGGAAAAGTTTATTACCGCACTACAGGGGATACGCTTTCTAGCACGTTTTATGTAGACTCGTTAGAGAGTATAACCTTTGTCAAAAACGTAACCCAGGTAGATAAGCCTGTTACTGAGGGATATGTCAGCCTGTATGCTTATGATTACGGTCGGAGTAACGACATGACTTTGATCGGTCAATACCACCCAAGTGAAACAAATCCGCAATACCGTAGAATACGGGTTGGTAGGGCTTGTTCTTGGGCTAGGATTTTGTACCGAGTACAAGCTCCTAAAATTACCAGCATATACGATTTCATCCCTCTCGAAAATGAAAGGGCTTTGATAACTGCTGTCCATGCCTGCGACCTTGAGGATAAAGATTTTGCTGAGCAAGCTACGAGATATTGGGGACTTGCTTTCAGATACCTTAGCAGTCAGCAGGAAAGTATGACCGGCCATGCGATGCAAGCTCCGCAAATTAACAATTTAACCTACGGGGACAAAACGGACGTAGTAATGTTCTGAGATGAAATCCCCAAACATAACTACTGGTCGTCTCGAAAAGACTACTTCAGGATGGGTTCAGGGAGTAAATTCGGTCAGAAATCCTTTGCTATTGCCAAATACCCAATTGAAGTGGGGTGTGAATGTGGCTATCCGCGGCGGTATCGCCCAAACAAGGCCGGGATTTCAAATGAAGCTTTCTCTACCCCCGGGAAACTTCCAGGGGGGAACTTTTTTTGCGGCAAACAAACAATCCAAATCCGCGGAAACTGTTTCAATAGGCGGAAAGACAATTATATCAAAATCAACTATTTTTAATCCTGAAGGTGGGGATTCAGAATTGTACGAGTTGCCGTATATTGTGTTCGCCGTTTCTGGGAAAGTTTATTACTCCCCATTCCCGTTAACCCAGCCAAAAGATTGGGAAGAATACCGTTTGAAAAACATAAATCTGGATCCTTCAGCTAACGAATTTGTTTTTGCGGTTGGGACAAAGTCTGCTTCCATATCCCGTGGGGGAGACGTATCAATTACCCCGTCCTACCGAATTTTAATCATACAGGATTCAATTAGCTACCCTGCGTATTGGGATGGTTCTGATAAACTCGGGGCACAATCGACTACGATCCCAGTTGGTTCTTGGATGGCTTTCTCAGGAGAACGTTTGTGGGTTGCCTCAGGGAACATCGTTTTAGCTTCAGATTTAGGGGATCCTTTAGGCTGGTCGGAGAGACTTGTTGGGTCGGGCAGAGGAGATTTTAGTTTTCCTCGCCCGGTCACGGGATTAGTTCCTTATGTAGGCCAGAATACCGACACTAGGTTAGTTGTTTTTACCGACAGATCTACGTATTCGTTAGCGTCGGGAATACTTGATCGCACTCAATGGGGAAATACTGAGAATTTCCAAAACACTTTGTTTCCAACGGTTGGGTGTATCGCCGGGAAGAGCATTGTCTTCCAAGCCGGTCAAATGTGGTGGTATTCTCAAGGAGGGTTAATTTCTGCAGACGTTGCTGCCACGTCGTACCTGTCATCCCAAGTCTTACTTAAAGACGTTGAGATGGTTAGGGCAAAACAATACACCCCACAAAACTTGTCTAGTATCTGTTCGGCTACTTTTGAAAATTACTTGCTTTGCTCAATCCCGTATCTTGAAAAAGCTAACTCAGCCACAATGGTTTTGGATTACGCTCCGGCAAGTGAACTTTCACAAGAAAAAATACCTGCCTGGTGCGGAGTTTGGACCGGTATTCGTCCGATTGAGTGGGCTGTTGGAATTGTAGATTCGTCCCCCAGTTGTTTTGCCTTTTCAGTAGACTATTCAGCTACCTCTGACGGTTCGTATAACAGTGTTTGGGAAGCTTTTTCTCCGTCCCGTGCCGACACATATCTGGAAATCCAGCCGGACGGTTCCACAATTGAAAAAGTAAATCGGATTTACTGCCAAATTGAGACCGCTTTGCTTGGGGATGGGATGGACTACAAGCAATTTGCTTATGCAGAGCTAGACGCAACCCAAATAGGTGGGACAGTGGATGTAAAAGTTTCTTTTAGGGGTAGCAAAGGAAGTTACCAACCAATCCTAAACACTAGGTTATTGGCGATCACAGAAGATTACCAATGGAAATATAGCGATTACGCCGACCAGATTTCTGCTTATGGATTGCTCAGCACACAATACCGCAGACTTGTGACAGAAAGCTTTAACCGGTTGGCTTCATCGATTACATGCGAATCTACTTACACCACCGACATCGATAAAGCGCATTCTTTGTTGGTTGAATGGTGCGGAGAGCTAGGAGTAGACACAATTCGTATTTACCAGGATCCGTGGTCGGACAAATCTTTTGGGTCCCCACAGACCTCCGAAAAAGTTTCTTGTTTGGTCGCCCTTGACGGCTCAAACACCACTATCCCACTTCTTCCTAGCCCGTATGAACAACCCTCGGCCGAGCAAACTTCATGGTTTGCCTCTGCCTACCAGACGGTCACCAATACGTGCCCGGGAAATACCAAACCTTCTATCTCTGCAACGGCAAAGGCTTCCTACTTGTCCTACGTTTCGTACAAAGATGCTCTTGACAAGGCCACAAGCCTTGCCTATCAGGCCGCTCTTAACGCTGCAACAACTGCCAGATCTAACCGTCCCTGCTAATGCCAAGCATTTCTACATTAAGCGAGCCGATTACGGATTTTCCAAACAGGTTTGTGAGCCCGTATGGGAACGATCCCCTTGTCCCACTATATTCTTCGCTACCGTTATTTAACGGACAACCTAATTGCATGCCATGCGCTGCCTGTGGTACTTTGGATACCAGGAATGTAATCATTCAACAACAAGCAGAACGCTTCAAAGGATACATACCGTATTCTTCGGAAACCGTAGAAATACAAATAGGAGAAAATAACACATGATAAAAAGCAGAGTTGACTATAAGCAAGTGTTCCCAGGAACCCACGAGTTTCTGGAACTTCAAGCTTTCGCAAGGACGTTTGGCCACGAAATTGTTGAACACCCAAGGATAAACGTTTTTGCCCATTACCGGGACGGTGTGCTTTTCGGGTATTCCGACCATGTGTATATCCCAACCGTTTACCCGGCATACCATCCTGAGTTTACCAAACCCCAAGACGTAATCCAGGTCATGCGGGATTTCAGGATATTGTCGCAAATAAACGGTACCCCTGGGTATATGGGAGTGCCACTTGTTGACGGTAGGCCAAATTTTCCAGATGACGTAATGACAAAGTTAGGCTTTACAAGATGTAATCGAGAGCTATTCTCCATCACACCAGCAAAAATTACCGAAAACTGATTTTATGGGAGGAACCACTGCTTATGCGCCTCCGGCTCCGCCGGACAACATTACCCCTATGCTTGCGATGCTAGGGGCGCAGCAGCAGAACCAGAACGTTGGGTTTATGACTCAACTGCAGCAGGTTCCGTTTTTCCTCCAGGCCGGAAGAGATCTCGGAACGGCTCAGCAAACCCAAGGAAGTAAATATCTCGAGGCTGCACAGGGTCTCTCCGCTTTACAGCAAGGTTTGGGTACCGATTACCTAAAAAATCTTGCCGCACAATCCGCTAACCAGTACAACATCGAGGGGGGTTATCTTGGGGCAGCAAGAGATATGGCTGCCGGCCAACAACAGCTAGGCGGAAAATACCTTGACGCCGCAACCCAGCTTGCTGCCAGCCAGCAAGGTTTGGGAGGAGATTATCTTAATGCCCAAACCCAGGCAATCGCTAACCAAAATGCTTTCCAAGGTAAGTATCTTGGAGCCGCGGGTCAGCTTGCTTTAAATCAACAAGGGTTGGGTGGAGATTATCTCAGATCCCAAACACAGTCAATTGCCGCGCAAAATGCGTTGCAAGGAAAATATCTTGGTGCAGCAACACAGCTTGCTGCTAGCCAGCAAGGGTTGGGTGGGGATTACCTTAATGCTCAAACCCAGGCAATTGCCGCGCAAAATGCTCTCCAAGGTAAGTATCTTGGAGCCGCGGGTCAGCTTGCAGCTAACCAGCAAGGGTTGGGCGGGGACTATCTCAGATCTCAAACACAGTCAATTGCAGCGCAAAATGCGTTACAAGGGAAGTATCTTGGTGCAGCAACACAGCTTGCAGCGAACCAACAAGGGTTAGGCGGAGATTATCTTAATGCTCAAACCCAAGCAATTGCCGCGCAAAATGCTCTCCAGGGTAAGTATCTTGGAGCCTCCGGCGATTTAGTTTCTGGTCAGCAAAAATTGGGGGCTGATTATTTGTCGGCAGCTCGGGATGTGGCTGCCGGCCAACAACAGCTAGGCGGGAGAGCCATCGAAGCACAATCTGACTTGGCCAAAGGACAGCAACAGCTTTCCCAAAACATTCTTAACCTCACCTCTTCGGCAGCTCCGGAAGCTCAGCAATTCAATGCCGATCAAGTTTCCAAAGAAGCTTCTGAGCTTGGGTTGGCAAATTTGGCTAGGGAACGTCAAATGGCCCAGATGGCCAACCCGCAAGCAGAAGCTATTCGTGCTTCGATGGGGGAGAAGGTAGCAAACCTTACTTCTGGCAAGGACGATAAGGAATGGCTCAACACAATGTTGAAGCAAGGCATTATGCGGTCAAGGTCTAGCGGTATTCCTATGACCTCGAGCGCCGGAGGGGCTGCTTATGGGGATCTTTCGCTTGAACAAAAGCGTCAACGCGACCTTCAAAACCTGCAGATCCAGCAGCAATATCTTAACCAAACCCGGGGCGAAACTCAGGCCGCTATGTCGCAGGGAATGTCGTTGGCTCAGACCAAACAGGCTGTCGAGGCCAAAAACATTGCCCAAAGGAATGCTTGGATGGCAAGCGTGCTTTCTCAGGCAGGGAATCTTGGGGACGTGACCAATCAGGCGCAGCAAAATGTACTGAATGCAACTACTGGATTTGTAAACCAGTCGATGGACCGTCAAAATGCCTTGCTATCCGCTAGCCAAAATTTGGCTAACCAAGGTTTTACTTCTCAAGCAAATCTTCTACAGGCCGGTCAAGCTTTGTCGGGTAATCAGGCGGCACAGCAGCAAGCTCTTCTGCAGTCCGGTCAAGGTTTGGCTAACCAAGCTTTTGCATCCCAAGCAAATCTGTTGCAAGGCGGTCAAGCTTTGTCGGGTAGTCAAGCGGCACAGCAACAAGCTCTTCTGCA